ACTACCTTGCATATTTAATTGATGATTTAATCTTTCTAACTCTTTTGCATTATCAGCAAAGCGAGCCTGCATACCACCTAAACCTTCTTCAAATATACCAAATACTTCACCTAACCTAACTGCCGCCTGTCCAAATGCTTTTAATAAATTTAGTAGCTCACCCATCATACCTGCTACCATTACTAAACCTTCTAATAAACTAATACCTATTGATCTTGCTAATGCTTCAACACCACCTTTAGATTCAATTTGTTTATCTATGAAAGTACCAAATTGTTTTACAAGATCATCAAATGCAGGAGCAAGTTGTGTAACTATTTGTTGTGTAAATCCAACGAAACGTAATTTTAATCTGGTGATATTATCGTTTAATGATTCTACACCTTTAACAGTTGTACTGCTTAAAGTTAAACCAAAACGTTCTGCTTCTTCTCTTATAATTCTTAAACCATCACTACCTTCTTCAATAGCAGTTAATAATTCTATGTTTCTACCACCAAATAATTTATAAGCTATTGCAGTTTTGTCAGCACCATCTTCTAATGCATTTAATCCGTCTGCTACTATTAGGAATTGATCGTATAAACTTCCATTGGTTGCTTTTAATTGATCTGCTGTAATACCTAACTGTTCAAATGCTTCTTTTGCAATACCAGTATTTTTAACTAAAAAATCATTAATACCTACAGCTAGTGTACGTGAACCTTTAGCAAATGCTTCTAAACTACTACCACCTAATTCGGCGGCAAGTCGAAACGCACCTAAGTCCTCTGTACTAATAAATAATTGTCTTGAAAGTTTGCCTAGCTTATCTATTGCATCTAAATTAGATTTAATTAATAGACCTATACCTGCTACACCTGCTACACCAACTAATGCTGATTTAAAACTAAATAAAGCACCACCAACTTTTTTTAGTCCTTTTGTAACACTTTTAAATGCAGTTTTAGTTCTATCTTTTGCACTAATATCAAATTTTAATTTATCTGCCATATTTTTTTGCTTCTTGTTGTCTGTGTTTCCTATTAAAGTAAGCAGTCCACAAATTAAATTCTTCTAGTGTCATATCTAAAACACCATCAATGCTCATGTGCAGGGATTCAGCTAGAGCTAAGATATTCTGTAATTCAGAATCCCCTGCTATTTTTTTTCGTAATCGTGTGCGTTAGCACCCTCTGTAGCCATAATACTATTAGCAAGATCAGCAATTATATCTGGGTCTACTTTATGCATTAAATCGTCTTTATCACTAGATTTAAAAACCTTATTTTCGTTTTTATCTCTTAATTTTAAAATAACAACATCTGCTAGTACACTTACATCATCTGATTTAGCACCTTTAAACAAGGAACGTTTCTCGTATAATGTAAGTGGTGTAGCTGTAAATTCTAAAGGTTTACCATCTTCGTCTTTCCACTCTTTAACTTTTATTGTGCGAACCGACTTTTTAGAAAAATGCTCTTTAGCAATTTCCAATACATTTGTGTTTTCCATAAGCTATTAAACTGTAGCTCTAGATAATGTACCATTACCTACGAATGAAATACTAGCTGTTACAAGTCCATCTATTGCCGCACTATAACTATTAGAGGTTACGATAATCGCACCACTATAGTAATATGCACCTGATGCTGAACCTTCTGGATAGAAAGCTAATGTAGCCGCTGAACCTTCGATCAAAGCAATTTGACCATCCGTATCAGTTTCATCCCAGTTAACTTCTGCTGAACCACTCCAAGATTTTCTTCCTGCTGTGTAAGCTCTTGTACTGTGACCTAGTGTAGTAGTTTCTATACTTTCAGCCGCTGTATCTACAGTTACCGAAGTTACTTGTGCTACGTTAGTAGTGCCAACTTTAAGCACTGCGTCTGCTGTTGTATGTACTGCCATTTGTTACTCCTTATTTTTAACGTTTGTTTTTGTTTTATCCTCGCCTTTGACATTCCAACCTATACTTGCATAGTATTCTTTGTCGTAAGCAAAAATTTCCATTTTGTCACCCTTTGCATTGGTAACTTCTATTCTACCTTTAATCATATCACACTCCTATTTGTACAGCATTTTCTACTGTAAGATAAGTAATATCATAATTAAAACGTGCTAGTCCAACCTTTTGACTAGCTGTATCAAATTCTATTTCCATTGTTTTTAATTCGGTATCTCTAGCATGACCACCTCTTGTAATATCACCTGCCATAGCTTCTTCTACTTCTTCACTTATTGTATCAATAATATCATCTATGTTTGCACTACCTTTAACGTGTGCTTCTATTGTAACTGATAGTATTCTTTGTTGTGTTCTTGCACTTGTACCAATAGAAACATATTCAATAGCTTCATCATTTGTATATACTACTAATGCAGGTAAATCAGCACTACTTAAATTGTGTATTCTGGTTTCATGTACTCTACTACCAGTTGTACTTAGACCAGTAACTGTTGTTACTACTTGTTCTCTAATTGTTTTTCTTATATGTGCCATTATTCTTCTAACGTTAATCTAGTTACACCTTGTGCATCTGCTTCTACTTTTCTAACTGCGTATGTGGTACTATTAACAACTAATGCATCACCGAAGGCGGCAGAAGCAACATCAGATGTTTTGCAGGTAAATATAGGTATAGTAAAAACTAAATCAATATCACCACCAGTAGCAATATCTTCTGCTTCGTTGTCAAATAAACCACTTATAGTAGATGCAGTACCTCCAGATGGTGTATAAGTAGCACTAACACCAAAGTCGTTAGTATCAAAAAATATTGATCGTTCATTATCTGTTTCTACACTCATTTTTCTTTAACCATTTTTAAAACATTAAATGTTGGAATTATTGTTATATCACCAAAATAATCTATTGCACCATCTTCGTCAAATGTGCAACTTGCAAAAAGTATTGTTTTATATTTATCTTGGCTAAATAAATAACCCCTATTATGACATTGAGTAGGCTCTAATTTTTCTAATTCTTTTGCGTCTTTCCACTCACTATGTGAAATAATATCTAACCATGTTACGTGTACTTTAGAATATTTTATTACTCTAGATTTGATTAAGGGCTTGGCACTTATATTTAACATGTTTAATTTCTAGTTTGTAATTTGTTAATAAATTTTCAGTAATTTCTATGTAATTATTCAATGTATATTTTAAACACTCTGTTTCATTTTTAAATACATATTTAGTATATGTAGTGTTAGCATATTGTTCTGCATTAAAGAATAAGACAGAAGCAATTAAATACCAATTCACCTAGTCATTACTTTCTTAACTTTAGTTTTTACTTTTTCTGTAACTGAATTTTCATCTACTGGTACAGCTTTACCCATACCTATTAATGAATGATAATCATTTTCATCTACAGTAATTATAGAATTTGCTATTACGTGTTCACCTTTAACAGATGTATCTCTTAATATTTTAACTTTCATTTTGTTTCCTAACTAAAAGGGGGGCAATTAACCCCCCTTTAATTTTACATATTTAGTAAACTAATTATGCGATTAAGTCTTTGATTGCGGCGAATGATTCTGCATGTCTTACTGCAATATCAACGTCATATAAACCAACAACTCTTACTGTTCCTTTAGAAGAACCAGTATAAGGGTCTACAGCAATATCTAAGTTACCCCATTCACCTATGATTAGGTCATTGAAGTTACCAAATAATAATGAAGAACAATTACCAGATGCAGTACCTTTAGTTAGGGTATCTGGTGAGTTAGACGTGCTGTATACTTTGTAACCTAATAGTTCATCAAATGTATTCTGAATCATGTTTGAATCAGTAGATGCTACTTTAGGTTTTACAATGTTACGTGCAACTTGTGTTGGTGAAGTAATCCAAGCTAATGAACCTATATCAGCATTGTCTTTAGCAACTTCTGCCCAAGTGTTTACAACGTTAGCATAAGTAACTGCAAGACCATTCGTTCCACCTGCAACAGAACCAATACCAGAAGTATTAAGTATTCCTGTTGGAGTATTAGAAGTTCCAGTACCTTGAATTGCTTTTGCGTCAACTTCATTAGAAAGAGTTTTAATAATATCGTTTCTAATAATTGTTTCAATGTTTGGTGTTGATTGATGCATAAGGTGTCTTGATAGATCAGTAAATGCACCTACAGTTTTAGCACTCATTGTGACTTGTCTGTAAGTTGTGTTTACTTCACTAACAGCGGCATTTTCTGCAACCCATGACCCAGTTGTTACTGCGTTTTGGGCAGGAATAGCTACGGGTCCTACTAGACCAGATAGCACTAATGCACCTGCTTGTTTAACTACCATTTTATTTCTTAATGCTTCAATAAAAGAACCTGCTTGAAAATCAGTTGCAACAAGATTTCCACCATCACCTGCTTGTCCTGCAATCAAATCTCTTTGTTGCCATCTAAGGTCTGAAGGTACAAAAAAACCTCTAGGCGATTTGCCTGAGCTTCTTGCAATCTCATCACTTGCTTCTTTTTCAAGTCCTGCATTTGACCAATCATTGCTAGCCATTGCTTTAATAGCTCTAGCTATGCTGTAGTCTTGGTTATCTTTTTTCGACAGACCAACTTCATTGTCAGTTGTCAATGGTTTTGAAGTACCAATGTGATCTAAAACAACACCTCTAAATTCAGCTATAGAAAGTCCATTTTTAATTGCCTCATTAGATTTATCTCTTACATTATGTGAACCACCTAATGCTTCGATTTCTCTAATTCTTGACATTTCGTCTTTTCTAGCTTCTTCAGTTATTGCTTTAACATCAACTTTAGGTGCTTCTACTTCATTACTAGTAATTTTTATATCACTCATAACGTTATTCTCCTTTGTTTGATTGTTATTGTTATTGTTTCTAGAACGACCAACACCAACAGTTGTATCTGCAGGTATGCTCACACTAGATATTTCAAATGCCTTCCAATTAACACG